ATCCTGACAATTATCACCAAGATATGTGTTAGCATTACTTGCTGATAAACCCGGTACATGATAAGTATAACCTATTTCACACGTAGTGTCAACCCCCGGAGTAGGCGCAAATATAATATTTGTGTGCCTATTTGAAGTTGTATAGGCTGTTCCGGGACGTTGGTACGAGTAGTATTGAGGAGTACCTGTTCCTGTCGTTGGGTTTTTAGTATATTCACGTATAAAGGTTTCATCCTTTAAATAAAGCATATCACCATTTTGAATACGTAAAAATCTTAATACTACTAAATCTTGAGGCATAGCTACACCTGATGTAGCTGTTCCTGATGCAATAGTAGTTGTTTTTCTAAAGGCGTTTAAATCTAACTCCTTCATAATTCTTAGTTCTGCATTAGCTATACATACATCAATAGGAGCAATTCCTGATCCTGTAGCTGTAGTAAATTCTGTACCATCATTCTCAGTCCAATCTTGGATTGCTTGTTTTAATTGTACGTATGTTAATCCCATTTAATTACCCCATTCATCTGTACCCCACAGGTAAGTTCCCCAACCTGGAGTTACTGCTGCAACTGTTCCTAATGTTGCTGTCATTCCTGACATTGTAACTGGTACTGCAGTTATTACTTCAGGTGTAACAGATCCTAGTGTTGCCGTCATTTGTGACATAGTCACAGGATGAGCACCATTAATTATTAATGTACCTAATCCACTTGTACATGCTATTCCAGGCGGTATCTCTGTAGTGTTAAAGAACAATCCAGTGTTACCTAAACTAGCAGTCATTGTTCCTAGTTCAATTCCAGAAACAGTTTCTGATACATTAAGAGTTACACTTCCTAATGTACTTGTTCCTGCGAACCCTTCAGCATCTTCAACAGTAGCTAGTACTACTGAACCAAGAGTTGCAGTTGCAGAAGACAATGATACAGGTTGTATCAGAGCTTCAACGACAGTACCTAAACTAGCTGTTGCTTCAAATCCTTCTGCGTCTTCAGCTGCTGCTATAGTTACACTACCTAATGCACTTGTTGCTTGTTGCCAAGCTTCAGTAGGTATTGGTAATACAACCGCAATTGCTATACCAGTACTGTTTAATACACCGCTAGCTTGGAAACCTTGAGCATCTTCTCCTGCACCAATGGCAACTCTTCCTAAGTTAGCTGCACATTGTCCTGAAAATTTACCATGTAAAGGTCCAAGAGATACAATCGTATCCGATGTACTTTGAGGAGGTCTAGGTTTATATAAAACACTAGGGTCTCCCCCTTGAATATACATTTCAGGATCTAACTGAGGTTGTTTAGGTTCCCAGTCACCCTTGTATACTCTAAATCCTGTCCACTCTGTTCGAGCGTCTTTGTATCTAATCTTAAACCCTGATCGGTCGTCGATTAATACTGCGTGTTTACCCCTCGCGTATTTGCCCATTATGCATATCCACGAACCTTAGGCGTCACATAAAAACTTGCACGTTCTCTATCTTCTTCTCTAGCTAATTCCCATTCTTCTTTATACATTTGTATTAGTTCTTGTCTTCTGTTTATGTCTACTAATTTTGGATGTTTGTTTGCTAGTTCTACAGTTAAACCACTAATCAATGCTGGTAGCATTCTTTTAGGTACAGCTGCATTTTGTGAGTAATTATCTGTTATGTCTTCTCCATACTTGATAGCCCACATAATTATTTCATATCTATTATCTTCACTTGGCCCAGGCCATAAATAAACTTTATGGTTATCTACACCACTAGAATTAAACTCAGCATTTCTATCTACTGCAAATTTAAGTGGAGTGCCTGTTGAATATTTATTAGGATAAGAAAGCCAATCAGCATAACTAATTCTTTCCATCTCAATATCTTGATCTGGAGTTGCATCAGTATCACGACAAGCTGCCGTTAATATATCTGAATAACCATTTGCTGCCAAATCAAATGTAGGATATGTTGTATTGTTAAATGAGTTTACTGCTACTGTATGTAGATGTAATGTAAATAGATTAACGCCTTGATTAATCCATTTGATCATTAATAAATTAAGAGAACGTCTAGCAGTGATTAAATCATAACCACCTTTAGAGCTTACTCCTAATCGTTCATAAGCTTCCTGTATTACATCTGCAATCTGCAGATTAAATGTTCGTGTACCTGAACTAGCCAAGTTGCCCCCTTACATTAATGCGCGAGTTAATACCCACAACAATTGACCTAAAACCATAAAGCCAATAGTATACATTACTTTTGTTATTCCGTTAATTTTCTCTTCAATATGATGAAGATGATTATCTTTTATTGTAGAAATACGCTCGCTTAAAAGTTTTATTTCACCTTTAAGTTCTTGTATTTCTAAATCATATTTAGAAACTTCTGGCATTTAATTCCAATAAATTAAAGCGTTAGAAGCTGTACCTGTTACTGTAACAAATAAATTTGTAGATACTTTCACACCATCACGTGGTGCACTAAATGAAGTAGTTGTATTTGCTACTGCAGATAATCTTGCTATTACTGCACCTGATGCTGAATTAGCATCTTGGACAACAGCAGTAGCTGTATCACTTCCTGCAGTTAAACTAAGACCTAAAAATCTTTGAGGATGCGCAGCAGTTGCTTGGCCATCACTAGTTGCATCTGTACCTGTAGCCCCTGTTGCTATATTAGTTACTTGAGCATCTGTTTGAAATGTCATTTTTAATCCTTTATAAATGGGGAGACCGAAGCCTCCCCTAATTAAATTATGCTAGGTTAATATTTTGTTGATACAAAATAGTAGCTCTAACTTCACCAGCATTGGTAGCACCAGTACTAGTCCATGTTAGTTTTACATCTGATGTTCCAACGTCAGCCCAAGCTAATGCGCCACCAGCTTCAGTAGTTGGATAACATCTTCCAGCTCCAGAACCTGTTGTAATTGAATAATCATTTATGAAAGTTTTATTTCCACCAACTGTATCACCAATACTGAATACACATGTAGCATTGCCCATTGCTGTAGGCTTATCAAGTACTATGTCTACTATTTGTGAATTAGCTGGTATAACAACAGTCGTATCATTAGCCGCTGATGCGCCACTTGAAAGAGCTGTTCCAGTTGAAAAAGTTTGAGCCATTACTACTTGCCCAATATTTTTTACGTTAGTACCTAAGTCAGTACCAGTTGTGTTTGATATAGGTCCCGCTTTAATCGGTCCCGAAAAAGTTGTTGTTCCCATTGTCTTACTCCTTGTTTTTCTGTCTGCTTACGCAGTCAATAGGTTGTTTAGTATAGAAAGGGGGCAAATTTAATTACCCCCTCCCTCAGCCGTTAGGCTGGATTTGAACCGTATAGACCTCTCCAGTCAGAGAATCCAAATGAATATCTCTCTCTAGATTTGTATCTAACGTTACCAGTCTCAAAGTCACCTTCCATTGAAGTTGCGATTGGAGCTCTAGTGAAGTGCTTCATACCGTTTGGTACATCAGTTCTTAACCACCAGAATTTACTGTTAGTAAATCTATGGTTAACATGATATCCACCTGGAACCATACCCGTAGATACGATTGCGTTGACATCATTGTCTGCTGTTCCAACTCTGTATGGAGACGCCATTAGTCTCTCAGCCACAAATACCAATTGTCTTGGAATGTGAAGAGTTCTAGCTTGTGCAGCAATCGGAATAGATTTGTCATCTACAAAACCAGCTACATCAATTAAACCTTGCTCTAGAGAAGTCTCTGAAAGCTCAGCTTGAACTGTAGGAGTGTTAGCTCCTTTTCTGTTGCCAGTAGTTTGTGATCCGTCTTGAAGTGGGTGTAAAGCGTTAATTAATGAAACACCGTCACCACCTGCAAATGCACCACCCGTAAACGAGTTATTGTACACAGCCGCACCTTTAGTTTGTTTAGCAGCAGCCATTGATCTAGCTAATGCTTTTGTTAGTCTGGTAGACAGCTTGTCGTATAAGTTGTCTTCCATAGCTTCTTCAGTGATTGAGAAAGCCATTGCTACAGTTTCGTTTGTGTAGCGTGCTACCCAACCTTCACCTGTATTAGCGTAATTTACGCCTTGACCTTCAAATTTTACTGATGCTTCGCCGAACCCTGGGAAGAGTACTTCTTCCTCAAAAGCTCTATTTGATTTTTCGTTCTCAAACAAAATCGCTGCTTCGTCTTCGTAACGTTTATATTCCGTTCCAAAGATTGCATGCAAGCCCGGTACTAATTG